GCGTGGCCGGCCCCGCCGGAAGCCATGCCGCCTTCCGGCGGGGCCGCGACGAATCGGACGTGACGGGGTGTGTGGTTGAGGAACATGGTTGTTCTCCTTGTGGTTGAGCCCTTTCCGGGCATTGAAAAAGCCACCCGTGCGGGTGGCTGAAAACTTGGATGCCCGTCTTCGGGCATTGAAAAAGCCACCCGGCGAGGGTGGCTTGAATGGGCCGGAGCTATGTCGGCTGGGCCAGTTCTTTGTCGAGGGCCGAGGCGTATTCGTCCTTGTCTTCATCTTCGAGCAGTCCGAAGGCGTCGAGCAGGGGTTCTTGCGGCACGGTTACGTGGTTTTCGAGGATCGCGGCGATGAGCCAGCTCAGGGCGTAGTACTGTTCGCCGGCGGCTAGGCCGTAATCCAGTTCCTCGGCTTCCTCAAGGACGTCGCAGTATGGCCTCAGCCGCCGGTATGCGGCTTCGCATTGCGAATCTGTTGCCATAGCTTCTCCTTTTGCTGCGGCACGACTGGGTGTGCCGTGTGGACGGTGAATCGACCGCCGGTGTTTCTGGTTTTCTGGAGCCACACGCGGACGATCTCGTCTTCCACTATCTTATACAGGGTTTGACGTTCCCTGCCAGCCGGTATGACGAGGTCGGGAGCCACGACGGTCTCCTCTACAGCCCACTTGATTTTCTTCTCGTCCCATTCCTTCGGAAAATGGGTCTTGCCGGGTACTGTCGCGTCGGGACCGTGGTTCTCGAAGACATGATCCCATGTTTTCGCCCGTGGCTGGATGACCTCGGCGGGCCATTCGGCCGATAGTTCGAACACCCCAGAGGTGAGCTCGTCGGGAAACATGTGGTTCATGGTCTTCATTACGGCATTGGTTTCCGAAGTGCCAGCTCGTGATTTCGCGGCCTTGTACATGCGCTTGAACTTGTCGGGGTCGTAGCCTTCGAGTTTGGTCTCTCCCCATGAGGGGACGATCTTGCAGTCGCAGTCGTGGTGGTATCTGTTCCATTTGCCGGCGGTGTCCTCGCTGGCATAGACGAAGCCTCGGGATGCGAGCATGGCGCAGAACGCGCAGGTCTTTCCTTGGGGGACTCGCGCGTATTTGGGGCGGGTGGGGTCGTTTTGGGCGGTGAAGCGTCCGGTGAGGCGTGCGGTCTCGTTGATGATGTCCTTGGCGAGGCGCGCCCAGTCGTCTTCGGTGTAGCCTTGCGTGTTGACGGCCCAGAGGTGATCCATGGTCAGGCCGGCTTTGCTTCGTCCGTTGATGACGTCGGTGAATTTCGCGCCGACGTGCATGGTGTTGTTGTAGCCGCCGACGATCTGCCAGAAGGCGCGGTCTGAGCTGACCTGCGCCTCCTTGTAATCGGGCATGGTGATGCCGGCGGCTTCGGCCCATGCGGCTCGCACGTTCCTGTAGTAGTCCTGTGCGATGAGGTTGGCCTTGCGCGCGTAGTCTTCCAGTTGTAGGCGGGCTTGGCCGGTGGGATCATCGCCGAAGTAGAGGCTGTTGGGCACCATCGTCTTGGCCTCGATGATGAGGTCGGACAGTTCGTCCTGGTAGTCGTCCCACAGGTCGTTGAGGTGGCTGTTGAACGCTTTACGCTGCGCCGGGCTGAGGTTGCTCGGCGGCAGGCTGTTGCTGTCCATTCTCGGCCTCCGTTCCGGTGGCGGTCTGATCGGCGGCGTGCAGGCGGGCGCGTAGCGTGTCCACGGCCGCTTCGGTGCGTTTCTGCTTCTCGTAGGCCCGGTGGGCTTTGATCTCGTCCAATGTCAGGCCGGCGCGGGTGAGTCCCACGTCGCTGTCGGCGAAGTCGGGGTTGGTGGATGCGACCTTCTGGTACCAGTCTGCGCGGGCGGCGTCGCTGGTTTCCTTGACCGGTGCCCAGATGGGGCGCAGTTCGCGCAATGCGTCGGGGTCTGCGCCCTGATAGGCCAGTGCGATGCTCATGGCTTCCTTCAACGCGCGGCCGAAGCGCTTGTTTTGCCGGTCGGCGGTGCGGGACAGTTTGCGTTCGGCTTCGGCCATCGCCTCGGCCGAGGCGGGGTTGTCCATCGTGATGCCGAGGTCGTTGACGGGGATGTCGGTTTCCGAGCTGACCATGAGGGCGATGGTGCGCAGCATGTCGGCGTGCGGGGTCATGGATGCCTGCTGGAGCTGCTGCATGGTGGGCTTGTCGCCGTTCTTGTTGGCGGGCATGCCGTTCATGACGCTCACGATGCTGCTCCATGTGTCGTCGGTGAACTTCTTCGACGCTCCGATGAACCACACGCGGGGGGCTGCATAGAATTCGGCGGTGGCCTCCATGCGCACCATGGTTCGCAGGCCGAAGTCGGTCAGGTTCATGAGCGTGCGGGTGATGCGGCTGTTGCCCAGCGGATGGTAGGACTGGGCGTCGTTGACGAGGGGCACGACGCTTGGCCGGTCGAGGTGGGTTTCGATCGTCCGCGCCGTCCACTGGCCTTCGCTGTCGTCGATTTCGTAGACCTTGCCGGGCAGCCATGCGGTGAACGCGGTGATGCGCCCGGTTCTGTCGTCCTTGTCGGTGATGGTCAAGGCCGAGCCGAGGCGGCGGCGTCGGCGGTCCCAGATGCCCGCGCTCCAGTCGGCCGAGCGGGGCAGCATGAGGATGCGGCCGGGTTCGTCGGGGTCTTCGTACACGGTGATGAAGCTGCATCCGTGGATGTAGGCGCTGGTGATCGCCTCGGAGACGTCGGTGTCCCATGCGTTGTCGTCCACGAGTTCGTCCACCTGCGCCTGCAGCGGGTCGGGCGCGTCGAAGCCCTCGAACACGTTGAGGTCGGCGAGCGCTCGGACTGCTTTGTTGGGCCATCCGATCATCGGTTTGGCGAGGGCGCGCATTTCTTTGGGGATGCTGTAGGCGACGCCGTTGTATCGGTATCGGGCTTGGTAGTATTCGGCTCTCAGCATGTTGCGTGCGTAGTGGTCGCGCCATGTTGTGAGGAGTTTTTGGATGGTGGGCATGTCGTCGTCTTCGACGCCTTTGATGCGGGTGATGTTGGCGGATTGGACGGCGAGGTAGGCGTCTTGTGTGGCTGGGTTGGTGATGGCGAGGCCGTTGTGGTCGGTGGCGGGCATTAGAACCATGTCTCCGTTTCTTGGGTGGGGTCTCTTCTGGTGGTCATGGCCCCGTGGAGGGCGAGGGTGACGGCGTTGAGTGGGCTGATGTCGGTGTCGTCGTCGGGTCGGTTCCATCCGAAGAGGCCGTTTTTGCCGATGGGGCGTGTGGTGGCTTTGTTGGCGGCTTGCCAGAGTGGTTGTTGGCCGTCTTCGGGCAGGTGGGTGAGGGTGCCGTCTCTGAGCATGTCCTGGAGGCGGCCGCAGGCGCGGCCCATGTCGGTGGCGGCGGTGACGGTGACGGTGACGCCGGCCTGGGCGAGGTCGGGCAGGAGCGCGGTGGCGGGGCTTTGCCCGTCGATGACGAGCGCGGCGGTTTGTTCCCAGACCTTGTCGATGAGGTTGACGGCCCACATGGTGCCGTCTTGGTTGGTGTCCCGGTATTCGGCGAGTTCGATGTGGGCGGTGTTGTCGTCGTATCGCATGCATGCGCCGATGGTCAGGCGTGTGCGTTGGGGGTTCATGTCGATGCCGAAGCTCATGACGCCGCCGGGGCGGCGGCGCTCGATGGTGGCTTCCTCCCATTGGCGGCGGTCGATGGCTTGGCTGAGGGCGTGTTCGTCCCAGATGCCGAGGGCCTCGCGCCGGAAGTCGTCGCCGGTGAGGTTTTCCCACAGGTTGGCGATGGATTCGTCGCTGGTGTGGGACGGGTAGCTGGGGTTGGCTTTCCTCCATTGGTCGCGGTCGAGGGGGTCGGCGTCGCGGTCTGCGGTGAATTCGACGTAGAAGGTCGAGTGGGTGCGGCCGGCGCGCGCTTTGTCCCTGAGGCGGGTGAACGCTTCGCCGTTGTCCCTTGGGCCGGGCGGGGTGCCCATGTAGATGGTCTGGGGGTTCCAGGCGCGGTTCTGTGTCGGCAGCATCGACGCCATCGCCGAGTCGGACAGGTGCTGGGCCTCGTCGATGACGAGCAGGGCGATCTTCTTGACGCCGCGCAATGCGCCGCGTTCTCGCGCGCGGAAGAAGATGCGCGACCCGTTGCGGAAGCGTATTTCCTCCTTGCCGGCAGCCAGGGATATGCCGTGGTCGGGGTCAACGAGACCGCTCATTTCGGGGCGCAGGACGATCGCGCACAGGCTTTCGAACGTGTCCTTGATGACGCTGAAGTGCTGGGCGGTCCACACGATGCGCATGCCGGGGGTTCGGGCGGAGCGGTGTATCGCGATCCAGCCGATGTCGTAGGTCTTGCCGGTCTGGCGCGGGATCGACAGCACCGTGTTGCGGGCGCTCCAGAAGCCGTCGGCGCTTTTCGCGAGGATGATCCGGTTGATCTGCCGCTGCCAGACGTCGAACCGGTCGCCCGCCACTGCGGCGAGCCTGTTGAGGCTGGGTTCGCCGCTGGTGTACAAATCGTCGGGGATGATCTGGCAGCTCGCCCCGTCAATCCTCATGTTCATCCAATCGTATGTCCTCCGTGTCCAGGGCCTGCATGGCCGGATCGTGCCCGTTCGACGCCTTGTCGATCGCCTCGATCTCGGCGCTCATGTCCGGGAGCCGTTTCGTCAATGACGCGAGGTCGCGTGAGCTTATCGACCCTTCGTCGAGCTTTTCGGCGATCAGGTTGCGCATCGCCACCAGGAGGCGGCGGCGATCCCCGGAAGCGGCGGCATTGCTGACCCTATGGGACTTCGACGCGCTCTTCGAGCGAGGGGTTTTCGACGTTCTGGACACCAAGACGGCCTCCGTTCGAGTGTGGAAAAAAGCCCGGGGGAAAAACGGCGCTTTGCCCGTGGTCGCCCCGGCGGGGCCGGGTGGGGTCTACTCCCCACCCCCGAACCAGTCCGAGCAGCGGATCGGCCCGGCCGAGACCGGCGCGATGCGCTGCGGGGCTTTGCCCTGGGCGATGAGCTGGGCGACGCGCTCGCGCGCCCATGCCAGACTGTGCGTGCCTTTGATGGCGTTGCACCATCGGTGCGCGGGCCCGCTGTTGTCGTGCGTGAGCGTGCCGCCGCGCGCCAGGGCGATGGTCTCGTCCACGACGAAGCTGTATGGATGCGGTGCCTTGAGCTCGTAGTCGATGGGCCGATGGCAGATGTAGCAGTCGGCCCGCATGTGCCGCCACCGCTCGCGCTCGCGCCGGCGGCGATAGCCATTGCTGTACCGCGGATTGCCCACGCACGCCTCCAATCGAACGCCTGTACGGATCGACAGACTGCGCTCGCCGGCGGGAAGAAGAGGAAAGAACCGCCGGCGAGGCGTCTGTCTGTGGTGGTTTCTCGGGTGCCGCATACGCCGGTTGCGCACGGTGCCGGCGGCGGCTGGCGGATGGTGCGGGATTCGAACCCGCGAAGCATGAGGTCGGTTGTCATGCCTGCCCGCCTAGCAAGCGGGTGCCTTCGACCGCTCGGCCAACCATCCAAGGGGATCGGATACGAAAAAAGCCCATCCCCGATGGGACAGGCTTTTCCGATACTCCGATTACACGCGACAGCGTAACACGAAACCGTCTCACGTTCAAACGTCGCCGCCGTCGCGCTCGGCGCGATCCTGCGCGCAGGCCAACAGCTCCATGATGTTCCACTCCCAATAATGCCGGTCGATGCGCCGCGTGGACGGCATCTTGCCCCGGCTGCGCCAGTTCGCCAAGTCCTTGCCCGTCACGCTCACACCCGTGTTCTCCCGCACCCATCGGGCGGCGTCGGCCTGCGTGCGCGTGATGTGCATGAGCCCCGCGCTGCGCAGGTACTCCAACCGCACGCGCTTCAAGTCGAGCCATGCGCCGCATTCGGGGCACACCGTATACCGCGCGGAGCGGGCGGCGTAGATCGGCGTGCGTATCGGCTCGTCGTCGTCCCCCTTCGTGTTCAGGCAGTTGGGGCATACGCCGACAAGACGGCGCTCGCCGGCGTGCGTGGTGGCGGTTTCGACCTTTTCCGATAAGCGGATCAGGTCGGCGTATAGGTCGCCGGCCGTGTAGAGTCGTGCGAGGTCGGGCATGTGGTGCAGCAGCAGGCGGGTGATGTCGGCCCATTGCATGAGGGTGCGGGGCCGGTCGTATCGGTCGTGGCCGATCGGTTTGACGCCGAGCATGCCGCCGGTGAGTTGCAGGTGCGTCTCCACTGCGGAGTACAGGGCTTGGGCGGCTTCGTTGACCGGCGGGGCCGCGTATGCCCTGTTGCCGTGGCGTGGCGAGCGTTCGCGGGTGGTGGCTTGTTTGTAGGCGATCTGCTGGAGGGCTGGCATGCCGGCCTTCAGGAGCCATGCGAGGCGTTTCGCCCAGTCCTTGACGCATTCCTTGCACAGGTTCGCGTCGCCGGCTGGTTTGCCGCAGGCCGCGCATGTTCGTTGTTCCATCATCCCCGCCCTTTCGCTGGTGCTATACTCGCTTGTTGGACAATGCGAGCCTCTGCCGAAAGGTGGGGGCTTTTACTTTCCCGAAGCTGTTCCCGACGTGGTGGATTGGCCGGGAACGGCTTGTTTTCAACGGTTTGCTGACTTTCCTTAACTTTCTCTTCTATTGTCGCCGATGCCGGCGGGTTTTTCCGGCGCGGATGCCGGGTGGGCTTGCAGGATGATGGCCTTCACCTCGTCGATGGGGATGCGCAGGGATCGCGCGGTCTCTTCCGGCGGCACGCCCTTGCCGTGCCATTCCACGATGATCTTCCTGACGCCTTCGGTGACTCTCACGCCCGTGCCTCCTGCCGGTCGAGCTGTTCGCATGCGGAGTGCTTGGCGCACATTTGGGCGACGCGGCGCATGCACTTGCGGATCGCGCCGCCGTAGGAGAGGGCGACGACGGTGAACCGGCCGAAGCATTCCGGGTGCGTCACGTCACGGCCGGGCGTGGCGGTGCCTCGCATGATGGTGACGGGGCCTAGCTGCCAGGCGGTGACGTTGGCGTCGATGTTGTTCATAAGATTTCCTTTCTTGGGTCGTCATTTGACCCCGTACCGGCGGCCGCCCCAGATGCCCTGCAACTGGTAGCCGCTGATCCGGTTGTGCTCGTCGGCGAACCGGCGGCACTCGCCGATGACCGGGCATGACCGGCATATGGCGAGCGCGGCCGCCTGTTCGTATGGTTTGCCGCTGAACCAGAGTTCGGGGTCGTGGTCGCGGCATGCGGCCTGATGTCGCCAGTCCATGGGTTATCGGCCGTCCTTTCGGTAGGGGTTGGCGCGTTCCACGATGGCGAGTTCGTCGAAGTGGTTCATGGCGTCGAACACGGCCTGTTTGCCTTGTTCGTAGGCTTCGGCGAGTTCGTCGGACTGTTCGGCGTCCATGATCGAACCGGCCTGCGGCCTTGTGAAGCCCGCCGTCCTGAGCCTGCGTTCGATCTCGTAGAGGCCGATTGGTTCGCTGTCGCAGGTGAAGACGATGCTCAGGCGTTTCATGACAAGTCCTTTTGCAGCGCGCGACGGCCGGCCTCGGTGATGGCATAGCGTCCGTATCCGACGTCTTGCGTGTATCCGCGTTCCTCCAGGGATTGGAAGGTGCGTCGGTGGTTGCCGTCGGCGGGCTGCATGTCGCCGTGCCTGACGATCTGGAGCAGCACGCTCTTCTGCGCGTAGGTGAGTCGCCGGCCGCTCATTTGAGTTCTCCCGTCATGCCATCGAGCACCTGACAGGTGATCGCGTCGATACGCCCGCCGGTCTTCACCGTCAGGCACAGGCGTTTCACGTCGCCGGTACGCCGCACCTCCTGCGTGACGGTCTGCACATCCCGTTCGCCGAGCTGCGCCTGTTCGCCGAGCCCGTAACCGACGGCGAGCGCCGCGAAGGCGATCACCGCAGCGGGCGCGATCTTGATGGCGTATGGTCTGCCGTTCCTCATTGTTCCTTCTCCGTTCCGTTGATAAAACCCCATGCGCTCACCGCGACCTGTTTCCACCATTCGAGCTCACGGTCGGCGATGCGCTTGCCGCTCTCATACACGATCGGGCGCTCGCCGTTGTGTTCCCAGAGGTTGATGGCGAGTCGTTCGATCTCGTCGGGAGTGAGGGGCGTGGCCGTGATGGTTTGCTCGATGCGAATGGCGAGCGCGAGCGCGTCGTCATGGCCTTGGGCGTATCCGATCACGTAGGCTTCGGCCGGACTGTCGTTGCCGAGTCCGGCGGCGGCGAGCGCGTTCAACGCCTGTTGCGTCATGTCGATGCTCATGCGTCTTCCTTGGTTTGGTTGGTGATTTGGCTGAATTGTTCGAGGTGGGTTATCCAGCGCAGCAGGGCGAGGGTGGCGGTGTCCCGGTACATGTCGTCCTGCGTGAGGCTGCGGTGCGCCGAGTAGATCGTATTGCCGGTCTTGTCGGTTTCGATGTCGCCGAGTTTGATGGTGGTGCCGTCCGTCCGATCGCACATGATCCGAATGCGCGTCATATGCCCGCCTTTCTGTGTTTGCGTTCCGCCTTCCATTTCACGTGGTAGAACAGGAACGCGGTCAGACTGCTCATAGGCTCCCAGAAGTCACCGCAGGGCAGATCAAGCCGCCACCATTGCCCGCAGACCGGGCAATGCCATACCGGATCGGAACCCGTGGGCCTGCAATACTGACTACTCACTTCAACGCCTCCGTCCGTGCGGCAACGATCGCCAACCGCGCCAAAAACCGATACCGCTCTTTCACATCCGGGTTCAACTCCGACCACAACGGCTCGACCTCATCGAAGCCCATGCCCGACGTACCCGTATAGACGGCGAGCGCCGCCGCGTCGATCTCCCTATCGGTGATCTTGCGGCATACGCCGGCCCTGTACGCCTTGCGCGACGCGAGGCACTGGCCGAGACTGGTGATGCCGGTCGGGCGCTCGCCGTTGTCTGGGTAGGGGTAGCGTTCCTCGATCTCGTTGGTGATGATGCTCATCGTGTTCCCTCCATCGATTCGTATGCTTCAAGTACTTCCGTCAGGCAGCGTTCTTTGATGGAGGTCGTTTGGATCAGCGGGTTGTTTCCTTGCAGCGTGGCGTCGAGTTGTGCCTGGCGTATGTCGGCGAGCTGGGTTTCGAGCCATTGGTGGAAGCTCATCGTGGTTCCTTTCCTGTGTGGTCGTCGGCCCTTGTGGTGGTGTGCATGCTTACCAGTCCTTTTCGAGTTCTTGGCAGTCGGGGCAGATGGATGACGTGGTGTCGGTGAGCGGTGCGCCGCAGATCGCGCAGATGGTCGGATCGTTGGCCGGTTCGGGTCGGTGGGCTGCTTCCAGGAGGCGGCGGATGAGTTCGATGGTCTGCGGGGCGGGGGTTGTGGTGTGGGTGCTCATTGCTTGTCCTTGAGTTTGATGTGTTCCCAGTCGCATGACGCTCCGCCGGAGTCGGAGAAGCATCGGACGGCCGCGCTGCCGTCGGGCAGTTCGTACCAGCGGACGTATCCGGGGTCGGGGTTGTTCACGGTGCCCTGGCCGCAGCCTTTGGGTGTTTCTCCGCATGCCGTGAGCGCGAGGATGGCGAGGATCGCCGTGAGGGTTGCGGGTATTCGTTTGCAGGGGTTCATGATCGGGCTCCTTGGATGCCGGCTCGCATGATGTCGAGGTAGTTGGCGTAGTCGTTGCGGTCTCGGCGGATGCAGTCTTGGACTCGGTGGGTGCCTGCGTGGTTTTGGTAGGGGTTGCCGCCGATGGCTTGGTCGGCGAGGCGCAGGGTGGTGAGGTCGAGTTTTCGGTGGTGGAGTCCTTGGGTGATGGGGTGTTCGAGGTGACGGCTGAGGTGCACGTCGAGCTGGCGCAGGTCGAAGTCCACGTTGGTTCCTGCGGGGTGGAGTGTGTATTGGCTGAGTTGGTCGTTGAGGAATTCGTGGATGTTGAGCGCGGTGTGCTTGTAGTCGTAGCCGGTCTTGGGTGCTTCGGCGCAGGCGAGCATGAGCCCGTTGGCGAGGTGCATTTCGTAGGCTTTGAGCATTTCGGGGTGGTTGGCCCAGTTGCGCACGTTGTCGGGGTGGACGATCAAGTGCAGGCTGTCGCCTCGGGTTTCGGCTTTCAGGTCGGTGACCTGCATGCCGACTTCCAGGAGTTCGCACTGATTGGGGTCGAGGCCGGTGGTTTCGGTGTCGATCCATAGGAGCATGTGGGGTTTGGCTGGCGGTTTTGGCGGGTTGAGGGGTTTGCCGCTGACGGTGATGTCGTGTTGGGTGTTCATTGGTCGCCTTTCTTGATGTCGATGTGGGTGGGGAGGTTTTCGGGTGGCGGGCAGGGATGGCGTGTGCCGTCCGCGTTGAGCTGCTGCCAGCCGCCGGTGCGGTAGTAGACGGGTTGGCCGATGGGGTCGTCGCTCATGCTGACGAGGTAGCCGAGCTGGTAGGCGCGGTTTGGGTGGGCGTGCACCCAGCCGTGGCATCCGGTGGTGCCGCTGCCGCAGAGGGTGAGGAGGTTTTCGGCCTCGTGCAGGCGTTCGTAGCCGCTGCCGTGGCTGCGCATTCTGCGGTGGTGGATGCTGTACCCGCTCCACTCGGTGTCGATGCTGCGGCCGCAGATGGCGCATTTGCAGCCGTCCCTTGCGAGGACTTGCCGGCGGGTTTCGGTGGTGGGTTTTCGTTTCATGGTTTTCCTTTCCGGTTGAGTTCCGTGACGACTCGTTCGGCGGCTTCGGTGGGGTCGATGCCGGTTTTGACGGCGGCCCAGAAGCTGCCGACGATCGAGCCTTCGAAGCTGCCTTCTGGCACTTGGCTGAGGATGTGCTCTTGCAGCCACTGCTCGTCGCAGATGCCCCACGTGTACCGGGGTTTGGCCGGTTTGGGCAGATGGTCGAGATATGCGCCGTTGGAGAGCCATCGGCTCATGTTGGGCGCGTACTGGGGTCGGTCGATGGTTTTGGCGTAGGCGATGACGGCTCCGATGAGCTGCGCTTCCGTCACGGCGGACGTGCCGTCGTGCCCGGCCACGGCTGCGGCCCACGCTTTCTCGGCTTCCCGTCGCGAGCCGGTGTGGCGTGGGTAGGCGTTCCACGCCGTGGCGAACGGGTCGGCCAACGCCCTGGCCTCGGCCTCGGCGACCGACGCGGTTTGCTTCGATCCCGGCCCGGAGGGGTCAGGGGAGGAAGAAGGCATGGTTTTGGTTTGGTTAGGTACGGTAGTGCTTCCTGTTTGCTTTGTTGAAGTTGAAGCAGTCTGCTTCGCGTCTGCTTCGTTTTGCTTCCTGTTTGCTTCGGCTTTCGCCCTGCGGGACTCGCCCGACGCCTTGCCTCCGGCGTGGCCGGCGACGACCTTCTTCTCGTGCAGTTCGGCGGCTTCTTCGGGCGTAAGCGGTTTCTTCTGGTTCTTGAAGCTGCCGAACACGGCGAGGCCGCGACGGGTCACGACCCTGTACACGCCTTCGCCGGCCTCCTCGAAGAGCCCGTTTTCAACGAGTTCGCGCACGAGTCTGACGGTGCCGCCCACGCTTCTGACGCGCTTGAGGTCGAAGGTGCCGTCGAACGAGTCCGGCCGCGTGTATATCTGGTGGTCGCACCACGTCACCATCGTCGCGTACAGTCCGCGCGCGGCCATGCTGCTGTCCTGCACCGCAGGATCGAAACCGAAGGTGCTGTCGAAGTTCACAGACATGGCGCGCCGCCTTCACGACATGCGATAATCGACTTATGAGCAACGACAAGAAGACCCAGCGCTGCATGTGTGTGACGATTGATTTCGAGCAGCTTACGTTCGGTGAGCTGCGCAAGTTCGTCGAACTGACGGCAGATCGTGAGGACGATGAATTTGTGTGCGTCAACGACAATGACGGAGTGCCGGACGGCTTTATGGCGTATGTGGACGCAGAAACCATAGACGTCGTGCCAACCGATGAGACGTCGGAGCGCTGATATCGACCACATCTTTTCCTGAGCCACCCCGTTGCGGGTGGCTTTTTTGTTTGCCTGCTGCATATAAGCCTCTCTCAATGTGTGGTTACTTGATCTCGCCGGTGGTCGGATCGACGGCCTCTCCTCTGTCGGTCTCGTCAGCATCGTCGTCGGGATCGGGATAGTCGGGCGCGCTTTCCTCGAACGTGGCGAGGCTGTCGTGGAGGTTGTCGTACAGGACCGCGCGGCGTGCGTCCTTCGGATAGGTGAGCAGCCGGTTGATGACCTCGGCGCAGTCGATGATGTGCTGCGCGAGCGCGTCCGTGTCGTACACGGCCTCGGTGTACGGGTCGATCTGGTGGAACTTGTCGAGGTAGGCGTCTTTGGTTTCGAGCTGCATCTTGTGGTTGACCGCGCGGCGGAAGTCCACGGCCGCCTGCTTGATCTTCGCGCACGAGCTGTTGAAGTCCAGCAGGCTCAGCGGGCTCATTTCGTCGGGTATGAGCGCGTCCTGGACAAGGTTCGAGTCTTTTTTCTTTGCCATGAGGGTGTCATTTCTAGAATTCCGGGTCGCCGGTGTCGGCGGCGAACATGTCCGTTGTGTAGCCGCTGCCGCC